CTCTATGCTCTCTGGGAATAACTCTTTATCAAACATTGCCAAATGAAAGCCCTGACAATAATAAACTAATTTTTGTAGTTTTAATGGAGTGATACCTTCACTGCCTTCAAAGCGATTTTCAAGCCAAAGTATGTAATTAGCCACGTCTAATGCTTTAATTGACATTTAATATCTCCAAAACAAACGGATGAGCAACCAGCCATCCTGAATGTTTTATTCAGATGTGCAAAACCCCTTGGGTTAGGCACAATCTAGATAATAGATGGCGTACAACCAAGGGGACTATGTAAAGTAAAATATTATATATTGACAATCCTGTCAATAAGGAATTTTAACGGGAATGTCAAGGGCATAGGCGTATTATGTAACATCAAGTGCGTTATATCACGTCGCAAAGTCTAAGTTATGTACCGTACGTCAGCACTTAAGTCTTCGTCGCTCGTTGCGTCGCCTTCTTATGTGCCTCATCCAAGAACATATCGTCAAGCGTAAAGATACAGTCATTAAAGATGTAACGCTCAACTGGTAAATCATATTGCTCAACATAAGCATTAATTGCGGAAATATCTAACGCTAGAGGAACACCTTGTTCATAGCGTCTAGATCTTGCAATCGTGTTATATGCAGACAAGATGGCATTAGCTACATAAGAATAGTCAGGCGCATCAGGAAGCTTTACACCGAGGGCTTCTCTTTGCTTTTTTTCGTGGTCCGTGAGTCCCGCGTACTTGTTCGCGTAGGTGTAGAGGGTTGTGACTTTCCCACAACTTCATCTCGATATTGGTTGGCTTCTGATTGAATCTTTTCTGATTCAGTGCGGATAAATGACCATAGAGAAATACCCAAATCGCCCATGTTTAGTAACTTAAATGCATTCTCACCATTGAATGTGGGTTCTGTTTTTACCAGTTCACCTTCAGGACCTTCTTCGACAAATACAACACCCTTCCAGTCTTCAATTAAATGGCATGCAACTGCTTCCAATAGTAATTCATGAAAGAGTTTGTCATCGGGTGAAGCTTTAGCAACATCAAATCCTTTAGCTGTGATTTGGTTATTCGCACGTTCTAAAGCTACTTGATAAGGCTTATATCCAATGCCTCGGATCTTGAAATCAGCAAGTACATTACCTTCTTCATCTTTATATTCGCGCCACAAACTAACGTCTTTATTTCTTTGAATATTGACTTCAAGAGCCATGTTATTTCTCCAAAAAAGAAGGCAGCAATTAAGCTGCCAAATCAGTATTAAGGTGTAACTGGCGCAATCACACGAGTAATAACTGGCGATACGCGAATGTGGTTGTAGTTGATGTCGATTGTGATGGTGTCTTCACCACCGCCATCTGGATGCGGTGCTTCAGCGACTTCAAGTTTAGGGAACTCAAAGGCGTAACCATTACCTTTACTATCTTCAATAGAGAATTCAAGAGGCATTGTATCTCTCGACTTGATGAAGTCGATATATGCCGCTGACTGAGCCGAGAACATGTATTGAGTGTTAACAGTTACATCTACAATCTTTTCGAGATAAGTTGTTGCTGTGAGCTTCTGAGAGCCAATACAACGGATTGCTTCCATATTGTTATTAATGGTCAATTCAAGCGACTGCATACAAGCAGTACCAACCACAGTTTCACCATTAACTTTTAGATCTCCAACGTTAAGCGCTGAAACAAGAACTAAATCAGGAACAGGCAAAGGTGAAGTTACAGGGTTTGTAGTTGTACGCTCAAACAAAGTGCCCATCAAGCCAAATGTCGCTGTGATTTTTCCAGTAGTGGCAATCGACATTGTAAATTCATTGAAGCGCACACCACGGTAAATAAATACTTGGTTAATGTCTTCATATACTTTGACGAAAGTAAATGTTTTTCGCACATTCCCGCCAAAGTTAAGAACATCACTGGCCCAGTTATTCATTGCAACTGCTGACAAGAAGTCATCGAAGAGACCAATTGAAAGTTCTACTTCAAGAGACCCAATAATTTCCGCTTCAGTAGCCATGCCACCTTGACGGAATCGCGAATCGACCACACTGCTTGATGCTTCAGTAGTGACGTTTTCAGTTAAGCCATCAGTAACTCGGCGTACGGTTTTCCAAACTGGTGTAGTTGGTAATACTTCGGGGGTTTGCTCTTCAGCATAGTAAAGACGGATCTTTGCACCAGAACTCATCTAAGTTCTCCTTAATTTTCGGGCATTAAAAAGCCCTCGAATTGAGGGCGTTGTTTGGTTGTGTTTTCAGGCATTTAAGGGCTTACCTTGAATACCCTTGCAAAGTTTCAAAATGCTTTCGGCATGCAGTGTAATGTGTCGATGGTTTGGCTTGGTTCGCTCAATATCAATAGCTATTAGCATTGCTGCGCGCAGGTTTTCTGTCGGCTCTACACTTTCAAAAATGTAGGTGTCGTTATGAATAACAATATCGGCATAACCATCTTCTTCTGTGCTTGGTCTGCACTCCACCACAATGTAAGCAGGAACATTATTTGTCATTATCTTTATCCTCATCAAAATCTAAGGATGGTTGCGCTTCCTTAATCAGATCATCCAATTCTTTAAGCATAGCTGGCTTTGTTTGCTTACCATGGATTGATAGAAAGCTTGCTGCGCCTGACAGAGATTGGGTAATCAGCTCAAGTTGTGCTGAAAGCTTGCCAATGCGTACCTGTAGCCCATCTTTGAGTTGACGAGCCAATTCCTCTTGCTCGATGTAGTATTTGCGGATCTCATGACCTTTTTTATTGCGCTCCATCATCCCAAGGTGTTTGGTCATATCCACCGAGATGATGTACTCAATTAGGTTTTGTCCTGTTTTTGAAAGCTCCTCTTTTTTGAGGAGCTTAATAAAATCAAAATTCTCTTCAAAGCCACATTGTTTAATGCGTCGCTTAATCCAATCCGAAAAGTCCGTCTTAACCTCTAACATTTTATGTAGGTCACGCGCATTCACGCCGAGTTGGACTTTTCCATTTAATTCAACTTCGATAAATGGAGTTTGATTTTCAATTTTCACAATTGCATTCATATCGTTTACCTCGTTACCAAATAAAAAAGCCACACAGACATGCGGTAACGAGACATATCTGTATGGCAAAACGGTTAACCCAAGTTTGGATTTATCTTTAAAATTAGATATTTAAAAAGAAACTGGCAGGCACGTTGAACATGGAAACGTGCTTTTCGAACCGTCGTTCTAGCCAGTGGTTGCCTGAGAGCAGGCATAAAAAAACCTGCCACTAAGGACAGGTTCGGTTAAAAGTTAAATTCGTTAATTGACGCGATAATTTATTGAAATGTTGTACTGAATGAAATCGTCATTGTTTCCAAGGTTCTGCACTTGACCTTGTAATACTTCTAACTGACCGCTCTTAAAGTATTCAAAATGGGCTAGCCAAGCATCTGCGAGCTGTGTTATATCGGCCTCATTAGTTTGAGGTCTTGCAAGGCAATTAATTGAAATAACCCCTGTTCTTCTGGTGCAAGGAGTATCACTTACACCAGCAATGATAGAGCTGCCCCATAGAATATTTAAATCACACCAAAGGCCTTCTGTGGGCACGTTAATAAGCGGTCCATTTGGATATTGAATACGTTCTTGCTCAATTCCAGTAAAGGCCATTGCTCTAGTGATAATGGCTTGTCGTGCTTGATCTAAAGTCATTGCCATTTTAACCACCGTATTTTTGAGCAATATAATTAAAAGTTAGTCCATAGACGCCTTGAGGGGCTTGTCTTGAGTAGCCGCCTGTTGTTTTTGGTGTTTCAGGTTTATCAGTAAAGGCACCATATTCAATTTTGGTTGCATAAGGCGCATTTGTTTGGATATAGACAATACTGAAAGGAACTAACCGAGATAAAGCGCTTGTGCCTTTGCTAATGGTTGAGCCGCCACCTTTGTCTTTCTCAGCCTCATTAAATGATTGGTCGGTCTGGTTAATACTGACTCTGTGTGAAGCCCGGAATGCACCTGAATCGACAGGACTTTGCATAACCACTCCACCCAAGGCATCAATCACAATATCTTTTTGCTTTTTAGTAAGGTCAGCTTCAATAATTTTAGTGAAGTCACTCGGTTTGCTTGTCCAACCCATAATTCACCTATAAAAAAAGCCCTTAATTAGGGCTTCATACTTGGATTTTGATAGAGTCTTTAAGTGGTTTTAAACTTTTCATAAAGTCCCCATATGTTTAGGAGGCTTATATCAAATATTACATAAGAAGCAAAGCTTTAAACTTTCCTTAATTGTGCAACCCATGTCGCATCTGCCGCATCTTTTCCATAACTCACAACCCGATAATTACCACCTTCAATCACCCAAATATCATTAACATCTGGCTCAACTAAAGTTCCAGCCGCATCTTTTACTTCATTTTGCAATAACACGGCTTTAGAGTCTGTGGCGCGGTAATCTATAGGCTTGACCAAATCTTTTGCCCAACTCCCAAATAGGACGCCTCTGCCACCATAGACGTATTCGGTGTAAGTATCTTCACCTTTAGCGGGATTGGAGCTAACTAATTTTTTCCGGGTACATGTGAAGGTAGCTACTGCGTCTGCCAGCTCATCTTCAGCATCAAAAGCAGCACCAAGTTCTTGCTGAATCTCATCACGCATTCCCATGACTTACTCCGTAATGACATATGTGTTGATGTAATACTTCTCGCTAAAGAATGGCTCAAGCAGATCAAGGATAAATTGCATATCGCCACTGACTGACTCTTCTTTGCCTGCAACATAGGTCTTGCTTACAGATGTTCCAGATTGTGCAGATACTGTTTTAGATGCAACTACGCCTTCTTTGGTTGTATATAGCTGCCCTGCTGCTGCAAGTTTTGCTAGATAAGCTCCAGCTGTAAGGATTGCATCTGGCACTTCGCCTTCCGGATAGTCTGGTAAATTTCTAGCATTAAGCCACGCATTAGCCTGCACTACAGCTTTAACCGGATCACCAGTTCCCCACCAGTCAGGCCCTAGCTTTTGAGTCACACTTTCGACTGTTACATAATTCATAGCTTAATCCTAAAAATCTAATTAAGAAGGACGGCCCGAAAGCCGCCCTGCTTTAGTTATGCACCACCATTCAGTGGAGCTTCTGGCACTGGGACCGCTACTTCAGGATCCTTAATGCCATAGTTACCCGCTGTTTTAGCAGGGTCAAACATGGTGCCTGCTGCTAACGTATCAGTTGCATCATCAGCATATCGGCGGTCTGTTGGGTATTGGTATTTGTAGTCTGGTTGCTTCTCAGCCATGGCTGCTCTCCTTAAAGGTTAGTAATTAGGAAGCGGATTGAAGTGTCTTCTGGTTTGGTTACAAGTTCCCAGTTTTTTGCTTTCTGCAAGTCAGCCCAAGAAGCGCTTAAAGACTCACGCTCTGTACCACCAGTTAAAGTGTCTTTAGGTGCAATGAAGCTAAAACCTTGCGGATGGATCAACATGTTGCGACGCGTCCAAAGGATTTCATGACCAGCACCGTTACCAGTTGATTGTGTTTCTTCAACCTTCAAATCTTTTGGACCGGGAACAGAGTCATATGCAAATGCGCGTGGACCTGCAAGAATCGTGATGAACTTAGCGTTTGCGCCTGTGCCAATTTGCGTATTGGTATCTGTTTCAATGACCGCACGGCCATTGTAAACAGTGATTGGCGGCAAATTATCGCTTGTGGTCACTTGTTCAAGTAATTGCTGTTTACGCATCTTCGCAGCAATACGTGAATGTACGAACATCACACCACGTCCACGCAGTGAAGCATTCATTGTGCTTTCCGCATCAATGTAGGCATCTACTGACCAGCGTGAAGCATCTGTTGCTGTTGAAGCAGAGATGTCAGTAGTGAATCGCTTGCCGTTCGCCTGGTCATAATTACGCAAGCCAATTACTGTTGCTAGAGCACGGTTTTCGGCAGCTTGTTGCCAATACTTATTCAGCATTCCACCAATAAGCTCAAGTGAATTGACCTTCGATAAATACTGCCCAAGAACAGACTCAAGAAAGCCTTCGTTCATATAAGCAACGCGGCCTTGCATTTCACCTGCATCAATCGTGCGAGGCATTGCGATATCAGTCAAAATGGTGTTGCCATAGTTCTGTTCAACATTGCCGTCTACACCGTTGATGTATGGAACGACGAATGTTGATGAACCGCTTGTAAGCAAAGGACGCAAAGATTCATCAGATACAAATGCACCTGATTGCACAAGTGGCGAAACTGCCACAGGATTTGGACGCAGGTAAGATAAAACTACGTCACGGTTAAATACTTCTACTAAAGAAGGCATGGAGTTACTCCCAATAGTTAATTATTAAAGTCACCATTCGCTACTGCTGCTTGGAACCCTTGAGGGTCATTCTTTTGGAATTCCAAGCGCTCTTGCGTGGTCATTTCACTTGGTTTCTTGGCAGCTCCACCACCCGAACCACCGCCAGAAGCCCCACTTCCTGACGCATTTGAAGCAACAATTAATGGCTTGAATGCCACATTGCCGCGGAACTCTTTTTTGAGGTCATCAATACTTAAAGCACTAGGTTTGCCCTGCGAATCTAGTACACGTACTTTGACCTCACCGTTTTCATCAGTTTCAACTTGAAGACGATTTGTAATATGTGGAAGCAAAACTGCCTCCGAGCCTTTGATTGAAAGCTCACTTGCTAATGCTTGAGCTGTTTGCCCGACAGTTAATTTGTAGACTTGGTCTTGCAATGCTTTGGTAGCTTCTGCATGTTTTGCTTCTGCTTGCTCAAGCTTGGCTTTCCAAGATGCTTCAATTGCAGCCACATCACCTTTTTTACGGGCTGCTTCTTCGGCTTCGCGTTGAGCTTTTTCTTCGGCTTCGCGTTGTTTTTGTTGAGCAGATTTCTTTTCACCAAGAAGTTCTTCAACTTTCTTCTTCAGCCCATCCAGTTCTGAATTATCTTGCTGCGGCAGACCTTCAACTTTTAAATAAAATGCGCCATCTTTTTCTTCGTAAAGCGCTTTCATTTCATCAGATAAGCCCTCTAGGCTATCGAGTTTGTATTTCATGTTTTGCTCCCTGAGCGGTTTTGCAGTCACAAACTGCGGGCAATAAAAAAGCAGCCGAAGCTGCTAAGGTTTGAATTAAGTTGTTTTACATATTTCTATAAATAACTGGCTTTAATGCTTGAGATGCAATCCAAATATCGTTACGACATACAGGGCAATTCAACACATAGATAGTTTCGTTTCTATCGCTCATGACTCGCAACTCATTCTTTTGAAATTCGATAACTGAATAACACTTGCCACATGAGTCTCTATAGGTCTGCAACTCGGGCGGCACACCTCGACTAATTACTTTCATAATCCCGACCTCTTAAACATTTCTTCATCAAGCTTTTTGAGTTCAGCAAGTGTGAATGGCTGACCTGTTAAAGGATCTACAAACTTAT